CTGCACATTTGTGCCCGATCCCGATCCGCCGGCCCATGCCCCGGCTCATGCCATGGCACCGGGGAAAGGGGTGGTCATTCCAAAAGCGGTGACTGGCCTTCTGGGGCTGCCTGAGGATGCGGATGCGGCGGCGGTTGTTGAGGCGATGCGTGCGCAGCTTGCTGATCGCGGCACGGCACAGGCCTCGCAGGCCGTCACCCGCAGCCTTCGCGATGAGATGTCAGCCGTGGTGGAGGCCAGGACCGAAACGCTGCGTGAAGACATCAGGGCGATGCGTGAAGGTCTTGCCGATCTTGCCGTTTTGACGCCTGATGCTGCTGATGGACGCAGCGTGCGCATTGCCGGATATGCGTCTGTTGGCGGACGCATCGTCTTCGATGAAAGGCCTGGGCAGGCACCGGCACCGGCGGGCGATACGAAGGGGATGATTGCTGTTGAAATCCGTGACGGTGCGGTGCCGGGCCTGCACGGCGGAGACCGCGTCTACTTTCGCCCGGACCGGACATGCGATCCCGAGGAGCGGACCGGACGCCTCGTGGCGGCGACGGTCGCGGACGGCAACGTTTATATCGGTACGCTGCGGCGCGGCGATATGGAGGGCACCTGGACGGTTGAGGCCGGCACCGTGATCAGGCACACCAGCCTGTCTTGCGTGGCGGCCCTGGAGTGGGTGTGCCTCGGCTAAGCCCCGCCGCCGGAAATCAGCACTTCTGCGGCCCTTCGTGTTGACTTGGCATTGACGCTGTAGCGTGTCTCGACGGCCTCGATGTTTGCCCATGCGAAGAGGTCGCGGACTTCCGGCGTATCGTTGAGGGAGAGGATGAACCGGCCTTTCAGGTTGCGGAGCATATCGGCCATCTCGGCAAAATCTTGCCTTTCGAACAGGCCGCGTCCGTAGTCGGCCTCATGGTTCATGTAGGGCGCATCGAGATAAAACAGCGTGAACTTGCGGTCGTATCGCGCAATGAACGCGGCCCAGTCCAGGCACTCGATATGGACGTCCTGAAGGCGTTCGTGTGCGGCCATGATGAGGCGGGCCATGCGGGTTGATGTCAGGCGCGAGGGGTGATGGACGCAGGGTGCCATCTGGCCGGGTGTTGCAAGGTGGGCGGGTTTGCCGCCGAAGCTCAATCTCTGGATATAGGCAAAGCGTGCGGCGCGGCGGATGTCGGTCAGGGTTTCGGGCGGGGTGGCGAGCAGCCGGGCATATTCGGCGCGTGAGGCAATGCACAGGTCGAACTGGCGGGCAAGTTCTGCCCCATGGTCGCGCATGACGCGGAAGAGGTTGACGATCTCGCTGTTGGCATCGTTGAGGATTTCCGATTTCGGCTTTGAGGTGCGGCGCAGGAAGACGCCGCCCATGCCGCAGAAGGGTTCGCCGTAGCATGTGTGGGGCGTTGCCTCGATGCGGGTGATGATGCGCGTGCTGAGGTGTTTCTTGCCGCCAAACCATGGCGCGACGGGTTCGGCCGCCGCTGTGGACCGGCGGACATTTTGACTCGCTTTCAAGGGAGAACTCCCACGATTTCATGGCCATCGGGAAGGTGGCTGAAGGGATTGTTACGCAGACGTCGGCAGATCTGACAGGCAGCGTCAGCGATCTTTCTTTTCGTGCGCATCTTGAGTGGCTGACGGACTGATTTCCGATTGACGTTCGATGAGTGCGCACAGGTGCTCAAGGGCTGTGATCAGCCGGTCGATTTTGGTCTTTGCTTCTTCTGCCTCGGCACACATCGTCATCTCCGTTGCTTGACTGGGGAGCGTTTGCGAGGATGGCATGAGGATTGCGGGTTGTACAGCGGACCATGGTCCGGGCAGACGAAGGGGCGACTTCAGGACAGGCAACGGCAAGGAGCGCGCCAAGGTAGAAGCGGCGCGATCCAGTAGCGACAAAGAGGCCCTGTTGTCGGCCAGCTCGAAGGGCCGGTTTCATGATCGGAACATTCGGGATCGCCATCAGTGCTGACCAGGTGTATCTTGGTGTGTTCAGTTCATGCCATGCGGCGGTTGCCGAGGCGCGCAAATACTACACGCAGGCAAATGGCTGTTATCACTGCTCCAGATCCTGCCACACCAGCTGATCGGGATCACGTGTGATTACCAGCATGCGCCCGTCTTGCAGATCGATGCGCCCCGGCATCTGCCCGTGTCCGCAGCAACTGGCGATGGTTGTGAGGCCGCCTGCGTTGAGGGCTGCGACGATCTGGTGGATGCAGCGGTCGATGCACTGGACGCGCCCGTTGACGGGCATGCAGACCTGATTGTCGAAGGTCTTGCTTGCGCCGGGCGCGTCGCAATGCGGGCAGTCGGGATGTTTGTCAGGATTCTGCATCATCCTCGTCCAGTTCGACGCGCCCGGGCTTGAAGATGGAACGATTGAGAGCCATGAAGCCCTGTTCGATACCGGTTCTTGCGATGGCCAGCCATCGCTGGTCGATATCGTCCCTGCCTCTCATTTCGTCCATCACCCGCAAGAGCTTTTCCTCGTGGACCTTGTTGATGTTGACCTGTTCGACGGCGGAGCCCGATTGCGGCTGGTAGCCCTTGACGGGCAATCCCTGGTTTGTCATGGCGGTTTCATCCTTTCGCGCAGGTTGCTTCAAAGACGTCGAGGAAGGTCGCGCCTTCGCGTTTCGACTGTTCGGTGTCTTCGGTGCTGTATGTTGGCAGCACGGGCCGGAGCGCATCGCAGGCGGCACCGGTGCCGGGCGGGGTTGTTGTGCAGGCGTAAAGTCCCATGCAGATGATGGCGAGGATCGCCAGGGTTTCCGGTTTGCGCCGCAGGCTATTCATCGCGCAGCCTCCCGTGTTGCTGGAGCCGTTTGTCAGCGGGCCTTTTATCGGCCCTGGCGGCCTTTAGGGCGGCGTCGGCGCGTTTCCTGGTCCTTGCATGGTCCTGGAGCTTGCGGCGTTCTGCGGCGCTGTGTGCGTCCCTGCGGCCCTTGCCGTAGATGGTGATGATACCGATGACGGCGGCACCGGCGACGGCGGCCGCACGCCCCAGCCGTGTTGTGGCGAGCCATGCGAGGGCGGTGATCATTACTGCGGTCCCGGCATGATCTTGAGCAGCAGCCAGAACAGCCCGATTATAACGATGGCCGTGATACCAGGGCCGATGCCTGCCCAAAGGAGAAAATCCATGATTATCGCACTCCTTGTGCCCAGTGTTTGAGCCGTTCGCGCATGATCCATATACCGGCCAGCACGATGATTGCGGCAAGGGCGAGTGCGGCGATCTGTGCGGTGCCGGAAAGGGCCGAGACGGCGGTCACGGCGGTGCCTGCGCCGGCGGCGACCTGGGTGGCGGATGCGCGTATCGTGGTTGACTGCGTGGCGGATGTGCGCGGCGGTTTTTGTGGTGTCTTTGCGGCGGGGCAGGTCGCCGTTATCGTGTCGGCAATCATCTTGCGCAGATGGTCGCCGATCATGACCGGATCGCCGGTTATGCTCATGCCGGGGATCCATGTGATGTCCCATTTTCCGCGTTGTTTGATGGCAAGCGTCGGCTCGACTTCCGCATGGGTCAGCACGCTCCGGCGCGCAACGGCAATGGCGTAGGTATCGCACAGGTCGGCGCACAGCCTGGCAAGTGCGGTGAACTGTTCGCGGTTCAGCGGGTGCTTGCCGGCATCGAACGGGCGTTCGGCGGCGCCGGCCATGCCGCACAGGCCGATACCGATCGATGCGGTATTGCAGGCCCTTGTGTGGGCGGCATAGTTGCCGTCGGTGCAGTCGCGATTGGCTTCGGGCTTGAGATTGCCGTCATGCACCTTTCCGGCCGCATCGATGAGGAAATGGTAGCGCTTGCGCTCAACGGCATTTGGTGTTCCGGTTCCGCCCGTCCAGTGGATGATGATGCGTTTCATGGGCGTCTTTTTCGCGATTGACGGGTGTTTCATGGGTGTTTTGGCGACCTGTCATAGCGCTCGGGGCATTGTTTTTGCAGCGGACCATGGTCCGCTGCCGCAGGTTTTTTCGCCCTGCTATTGTGCCGGCCATGAACGCTGCAAAAACGCCCCTTTGTGCCACGCTCTGCGGCCAAGGCGCCGGCATGGGCGCAACCGCCACGCTGTCGGCCCTTGACGGCTGGATCGACATTTGCCGCACCGGCACCTTTCGTGGCCAGGATGGCACGGTGACGCTGACGGATGCGGATCTGGACGCGCTTGTGGCCGGTTATGCAAGGGCCGATCCGGCGCCTGTGGTTCTGGGTCATCCCGCGACGGACGGCCCGGCGCAGGGCTGGGTCGGTGCGATCCGGCGTGTGGGCGATCGTCTGCAGGCGCGGCTTGAGCGACTGGACGAGGATTTCCGCGCGTCCGTCGAGGCTGGCCGTTATGTCAACCGGTCGATTTCGGCGGTGCGCGAGGGTGCGGGCTGGCGGCTTCGCCATCTGGGTTTTCTGGGTGCGGCGCTGCCGGCGGTGGACGGGTTGTCGCCGAGCAATTTCGCGGCCCCTGCGGGAACGGGCATCGTGTTTTCGGACCCGCTCAAGGTTGATCTGGCGAGCCCGCCGGGTGGCGACGATGAGCGCCGCGGCTGGCGGGCGCTGGAGAGCCTGCTTCGCGGGTTGCGCGAATGGCTGATCGAGACTCACGATGTCGACACCGCCAACCGGGTGATTTCTCCCTGGTACCTGGAAACGCTCGGTTCGCTGGGCGAGCCCGACGATGACAATTCCTATTCCCGCCTGGCGCAGATTGTGGCGGGTGGCCCCGCCGCACTTGCTTTTCTTCTTCCCGATCTTCGAAAGGACCCTGCCATGACCGGCTCTTGCCCCACGACCACAACCCTTCCGGCCCAACCGGCCGCTGGTGACAGTGCCGCGCTTGCGGCCGAGCGCGATGCGCTTGCGGCCGAACGTGCGGCGATTGCCGGCGAACGCGATACGATTGCCGCCGAACGCGTCTCGATGGCAGCCGAGCGTGCGCTGCAGCTTGCCGCCACGCGCACGGCGACGTTGGTGGCCGATGCCCGTGTGCTACCGGCCGAGCGACCGCTTGTCGAGGCGATCTTTACCGCACTTGCCAGCGTCGAAACGCCGGTGACGCTTGCCGGGGCGGACGGGCAGCCGTCGCAGGCAAGTGCTGGCGATGCCTTTGCGACGTTTTTGTCGGCCCTGCCCAAGCGCGGGCCGCAGCCTGGCGAGATGACCGGGCCCGGCGCGGTGGCGGTGCCGCTTGCGGCGGGCCATCACCCGGCCTTGCCGACAGCGCTTGCGGCAACTGACGCGGGTGCTGTTGATCCGACCGGCCGCGGCATGACGCCTGACCATGTAGCGCTTGCGGCGCAGTCGCTGAAGGCGGCCGATCCGACCGGCCAGATGACGATCAGCCAGGCCGTGCGCCAGATCATGTCGGGAGGCCAGTGATGCATCAGCCGATCCTTACAAGGGCGTTTGAAGCCGAAGCCGCCATTCGGGCGCGGCGCATCGTGCAGGTGGGAACGCGGGACGGTGCCGCCTTGCAGGCCGACGCGTCCAGCGACACCACCATCGCCGAGCGTGCGATCGGCATTGCGGGCGAGCTTGACGTTCCGGAGGGCGTGAGCGTGGACGTGCATCTTGCCGGCATTGCCGACTGCGAGGCCGGTGGCGCGGTGGTGCGCGGCTCCAGCGTCAAGGCCGATGCCAAGGGACGCGCCATCGCGACCAGTACGGCGAACGATTTCGTGGTCGGCGTGGCGCTCGAGGCGGCAACGGCCGCCGGTGACATCATCGCGGTGCTGATCGCGCCGCAACGTATCTGAGGAGGCGTTCATGCCAGGCAGTATCATCAGCACCTATCCGGTCGATTTCGAGCGCACATCGATCGCCATCGCCTATCGCAACGACAGCTATATCGCCGATGAGGTGCTGCCGCGTGTTGCGGTGGGGCGCAAGGAATACCGCTTTACCGAATATCCGATCGAGGAGGGCTTCACGGTTCCCGACACGCGCATCGGGCGGCGCTCGGCACCGACGATGGTGCATTTTTCGGCGGCCGAGAAATCCGGCGCCTGCGCCGATTACGGTCTTGAGGACCTGATCCCGGACGACGATATCGCCAACGCGCCGCCGACCACGGCCGATCCGCTCGACCGGTCGACGCAGATGCTGACCGATCTTTTGATGATCGACCGCGAGAAGCGGGTGGCCGACCTGGTGTTTTCGGCCGACAGTTACGCGGCGACCAACAAGGTGACGCTTGCCGGCAACGACCAGTGGTCGGCCAACCATGACGATTCCGATCCGGTCGATGATGTGGTCAGCGCCATCGAGAGCATGATCGTCAAGCCGACGCACATGGCGCTCGGCTCGCAGGTATGGAACAAGCTGCGCACCCATCCGGTGATCTTGAAATCCGTCAACCGCAACGAGGGCGACCGGGGCATTGCCTCGAAGGCGATGGTGGAAGACCTCCTGGAGGTGAACCTGGTGATCGGCCAGGCCTGGATCAACCGGGCGCGGCGCGGCCAGGAGGCGAACCTGATGCGGGTCTGGGGCAAGCATGCGCTGCTTTACCGCCGCGATCCCAATGCCGGGGCGATGGGCCCGCCGACGCTGGGCATTACGGCGCAATATCGCGGCCGCGAGGTGCGCACCGGTTTCGATGCCATCCCCGGCGCACGCGGCGGCCACCGGGTGCGGGTGATCGACACCTGCGAGGAACGCATCATTGCGCCGCTTGCGGGCTATCTCTTCAGGAACGCGGTGAGTTAAGGAGGGGTAGATCATGACGAAAGACAAGACCGCCAGGCTATTGCGGGCGGTGGAGCCGGTCCAGTATGAGCGCCAGCGCCACGGGCCGGGCTCGGTCTTTTTTGTGGACGACGATACTGCGGCCCGTCTCATTGCGGGCGGTGATGCGGTTGAAGCGGCGCAGGCCGGCGATCCGGTCGGGGGTCATCACTGTCCGCCGCCCGGCCCGCCCGGCCCGCCCGGCATTGATGCCCGCACGGCGCAGCTCATTGCGGCCATCGGCGATCTTCGTGCGGACGATCCCGATCACTGGACCACGTCCGGCAAGCCAAAGACGGAAGCGCTTGCGGCGGCAAGCGGTCTTGACGAGGTCAGCGCGGCGGAACGGGACGATGCATGGGCCACCGTGCGCAGCCGTGCCAGGCAAGATGACGCGGCCGATGACGTGGCCGACGATGGGGCGAGCGCAGGGACGGGGCGGCAATGAGCTATGCCAGCGTTACCGACATGCGCGCCCGTTTCGGGCCCCGCGAGATCGACAGCCTGCTTGACCAGGACTGCGACGGTGCCCCTGATGAGGGTCGGCTTGCGGCGGCGCTGACCGATGCGGCGAGCGAGATCGACGCGATGCTGGCGCTCGAATGGGACCTGCCGCTTGCCGTGCGTTGCCCGTTGCTGACGGGTATGGCCTGCGACCTGGCGCGCAGCAGGCTCCACGATGATGAGGTGCCGAAAGCGGTGGCCATGCGCGCTTCGAAGGCGCGGGCCATGTTGCGCCAGTTGCGCGCCGGCGGCATGGACCTTTTGGATGCCAACGGCACCCTTGTTGAACGGCGCTGTTATTGCCCGCGCACTGCCGGCCCGCACGGCGGGAGGTTGCGTTGACCGGTGCGCGGATCGAGATCATGCTTGAGGACAAGGGCCTGCGGGGCCGGCTGGGTGTTTTGGCGCAGCGCCTGGAGGATCCCGCCGATCTTTATGATGCGATCGGGGCGGTCCTGGCAAGCGGGGTGCAGCGGCGCTTTATTGCCGCCAAAGACCCCGAGGGCGCCTTATGGAAGCAAAGCGGGCGCGCGCGCCACGGCAGGCGCGGCGGCAAGACGCTCACCGATACGGGGCGCCTGCAACAGTCGATTGCCTGGTCGGTGCAGGCCGATGGCGTTCTGGTGGGCACCAATGTCAAATACGCGGCCATTCACCAGTTCGGCGGCGAGATCGTGGCCAAAAACGCATCGGCGCTTGCATTCACACTGGCGGACGGGACGACGGTTGTAACGAAGAAAGTGACCATGCCGGCGCGGCCCTTTCTCGGCGTCGATGCCGAGGACCGTGCGGCCGCCGGCGCGGTGATGCGCGACTGGCTGGAGGCGGCACTGCCGATGACGGGGCCATGATGGGCACGAACACCGAAACACCCCGCGTGACAGGTCATGAGGCGGTCACGGCGATCGTGGAGCATCTGCGGGCCGAAGAGGGGCTCGGCGGGTGCGACATTCGCGAAAGCCTGCGCGGCCTGCCACACAGGCAGCGCCTGCCCCTGGTGGCCGTGCTGGCCTTGCGCGAAAGCGCGGCCCCGCCCGTTGACGGCTGTCGCGGCATTGCACGGGTCATTACCCGTATTGCCGTGCTGGTGGCGGTGGCGGTGCACAACGATCCCGGCGGCACCAGGGCGCGGGCGGCATTGACGCCGGTCTTGGCCGCCTTGCGGGGCCGGCTGGCGGGGTTCTGCCCGCCGGGCGCGTCAGAACCCCTGGCATGGCGCGAAGGGGGACTGGCGGAACTGACCGCCTCGCGTGCGCTGTGGGAAGACGGATATGACCTGGCCTGGTGGTCACAGGCACCAGGCGCAAGCCGCAAGGAGATGAAACAATGAACATTTGTGCGGACAATCACGTAAGCCACATCGTGGTCGGGGCGGGTCGGCTTTACCTTGCCGAACCGGATGGCGGCGAGCGGTACCTGGGCGACAGCGAGGCGGCGTCCATCACGGTGAGCACGGAATATATCACCGTTGAAAGCGGCGATGGTTCCCTGGCACAACGCCTGGTGCACCAGCCGCGCAGCGTCACGCGGGCCATGGACATGACCTTGCGCGACATGACGGCCAGGAACCTTTCGCTCTATATCCTCGGCGAAAGCGGGGAGGATGTGCAGGCGAGCGCACGGGTCGCTGACGAGGCGATCGCCAATCCCCGCACCAACGTGTGGTATCAGCTTGGTGTTACTGACGACCGGCCCGAGGGCGTGTGGGGTGTTGCGAATGACGGCAGTAATGCTGTCTCGGTCGTGACGGGACCCAACAACGGTACCGCGGTCGCCACAGACAAGTACAAAATCGATGACAAGGCTGGCCGGATCATGTTCACCGATCTTTCGGGCGTTTCGGCCAAGACCGTTCGCGTCACCTACACGCCAAAGGCGCAGCAAGGCGACCAGGCGATCCAGCGCGCTGTTTCCTCGCAGGCGCGGCTGCGCGAGTTCGGCCTGCGCTATATCGAGGATGGTCCGGTTGGCGTGGGCAAGCGTGTCTTTGCCCCGCGCTGCACGATCGGTCCCAATGGCCAGATGGCGCTCAAATCGCGCACCTCCGAGCAGCAATTGCCGTTGCAGGTGGAAATCCTTGAACCGGGCTGCGGCGCGGCGGCACTGGTGATTTACGGCCCTGAAGATTGATGAACTGCAGAGGTATGAGATGACGGGACAAAAGACGAAGGCCGGCGCGGCGAAGGCGGGCACGCAAGCCGATCCCGCAGCGGCCGAAGAAGCGGCGATCCTTTTTCCTGACCGCGACATCACCTTGACCGATCCGCACACGCACGAGCCTGTCACCATCACCGCCAGGGAGTTCCGCTTTCTTGACGGGCTGAAGGCGCAGGCGCTTGGCGCTGCGCTGATCGAGGACCTGGCGGCGACAGCAGCCCATGATGGCGGCATGACGCCGGTGCGGCTTTCAAGGGCCCTGGGCGATCACGCCGATACGTGGGTTGACCTGTGCGCCCTGGCGACGGGCCGGCCGGCTACATGGATTGCCGCCTTGCGCGAGCCGGACGCGACGACGCTGACCATGGCCGCGTGGCAGGTCAATACGGTTTTTTTGTCAGCCGCATCCTGGGCCAGAAGCTCGGCCGCGAGACGATGAACGCGCACTGGGCCTTGCTGATGTCATCGACCTCCTTGTCGGCGGCGGATACGGGGGGCCCGAGACAATAATGGCCCGCCACACCTGGCGGCAGATGGTTCTTTACGTGCGCGCCGGCGAGCGGCGCAGGGCCCGCGAGGCCGGGCGGATGATGGCACCGGTTATCGGGGCACCTGTTATCGGGACTTCGGTGCGCCAGGCACAGGCGGGAAGGAGCGGACATGGCCGGCGATCTTGATCTTGCGCTGCGCATTCATGCCGATATTGATGCCGCCGCCGGCAATCTGAAACGCCTTGATGGTGCGGTCAAGACCTCGTCCGGTACCGTTTCATCGGCCAATGCCCGCCAGGCGCGGGCGAGCCGCGAGGCCGCCCGCGCGGCGCAGGAGCTGCAGCGGGCACAAAAGCGCGCGGCGAGCCAGGACACCGATGCCGCCCGCGCGGCACTGGAGCTTGCCCGCACCAGGGCCGGTTCGGCGCGCCAGGCCGTGCACCTGGCCACCGCCGAGGCTCAAACCGCGATCCAGGCGCAGCGCATGGCGCGGGCGGCGCACCAGGCGGCAAATGCCCATGACAGGCAGGCCGTGGCCGCGAACCGGGCGAGCCTTGCCACAAGACGCCTTGGCGCGGCGCAGCTGGGCAGCCGTGCGGCGATCCAGAATGTCGCCTTCCAGGTCCAGGACTTTGCCGTGCAGACGGCGGCCGGAACGAGCGCTTCGGTGGCGCTTGCCCAGAACCTTCCGCAACTGCTCGGCGGCTTTGGCGCGCTTGGCGCGGTCATCGGCGCTGTCGTTGCCGTCGGCCTGCCGCTTGCCACAATGTTGTTTGACATGGGCGATGCGGCAGATGATGCCGGCAAGGCCGGCGATCAGCTGGCCGATGCGACGGACCGGCTGCGGTCGCTGCGTGCACTGGCGGGCGATGTCGAGGCGCTTGGCGAGCGTTATGGCAGGGCGGCGCATCGGGCCCGCGAACTGATCGCGGCCCAGGTCGAACTCGATCGCCGCGAGCAGCTTCGGGCAGCGCAAGGCACGGTGCGGGACGTCCTTTCCGATGATCTGGCGGTCGATCTTCTTGCCGCCACGCGGGCCAATGTGCGGGCGCAGGCACAACAGGCGGCGCTGGATTTTGCACGCGATTTCCACGCGCAGTTGCGCGCTGTGGACACAAATACGGTCGGGGCGTTTTTAAACGCCTTGCCGGGGCGTGTTCCCGGGGCGCTTGCCGAATACGGGCTCGATGACCTTGCCGCGGCGGCCGAGGCGGCCGGCGTCTCCATTATCAGTGTCATCGAAATGCTGCGCGGGCTTGACGGCAACTGGCGCGAGGCCGAAGCGGTCGTTGCGCGTGGGCTGGCCCGTGTCGAGGACGGATTTAAAGCCATTGCCAAAGAAACCGGGCTTGGCGAGGAAGCGGTCAAGAAACTCGCCGCGGCATTTGACGGCCTCAACCAGGCGGACGGCCCGCAGGCGCAGCTTGCGGCAATCGGGCGCATCAGGCAGGTGCTGAAAGAGCAAGCGCAAAGCCTTGCCGAAGACCAGCAGGAGCAGCTTGATCTTTTGTTGGGCGACGTGCTGGATGTTGAGGACGGGCTTGGCCAGCTTGTCGGCCTTTCCGGTGAAAACCCGGCCCTTGATGCCATGAGCGACCAGGCGAAAGGGCTGATCTTGGAACTTTCGCGGGCGCAAGCCGCGCTGGAAGGACTTATCG